AAAGCCATTATCTAGTCAATCTTCTAAATCCATGTAAAGGTTCTCTCTCGTTAGATACAATAGTTCCAGAAGAATCTACATCATATTCTACACCATCTTCTAATATCATTCTCCATTCGATATTGTATTGGCTCATGTAATATTCTTGCATTCTTTCAAATCTATCTTTTTCTGTTTCTGGTCTAAATTTAGTTAATGCTGGTAAATAGAATCTTCCAAGAAATAGATAAACACCAGCCCGTTCAAACTGATCTAAATTAACTTTTGTATTAACCATCTCAGCAGTATTAAGAACTGTAATATCTGTAAATATATTTGTTTTATATACAGGCCACCATTCTATTCTTAACTGTCTGAAAATATCATTAGTAGTTTGTGCTAGAAAATTAGTTGTTTCTGTAGCAGTTGTAGATATACCAAAATCAAACGCATCAGGTTGATATTTTAAAACATCTGATGTGGTAATAACATCTGCACCTGTATAATTAGCCATAATTTACTTCCAAATTAAATAAGCAATTATTAAGACTAGAGGAATAGAATACATTGGGTTATTAATGCTTTTCTCCAAACCCATTTTGACCATTTTCTAGTTTGTTTCCAAATCCACTTGTTCATCTTTTTTCTTCCTTGTTTTTCGTTTCTTTTTTAAAGGTACTACATTTTCTGTAACAACCTCTTTAACTTCTTTTACAACATCTTGTTCTAGTTTAAAACCTCTAAAATCATACATACCTTTATTAGTTTGATAATCTAATTCACTTCTAGTAATTGTTTTGTTACCTCTTTTAAGAGTAACCATCTTCTCATTTGATAATACTAATTTAACCATTTTATTCTCCTATGTTAGTTGCGAGGGCAGTTTCCCACCCTCACAAAGTATCCAATTATTATTGGATTGATGAATCGAAATGTAACTCAACACCATATGAATCATGGATTTCTCCAACACCATATACTGAAGTAGCAACAATCTCGTCTGCTCTAAGAGAAGCATCTCTTTGAGTTTCGATTTTAACATCTTCCATCATAGCGATTGCAAGTGCATCTCTGTGGAACGCACCACCTTTGTAATCTCCAGCATTACCTGTATTAGCAATGTTTGAAGTTTCAAAGACAGGCATACCAGCTAATCTACCAACAAAACCTGATCTTAATGCTTCGTTTGATAAGTCATTTGCATTTGCGTTTGCAAAAGTATTAGTCAAACCAGCTTTTAAGTCATAAGCGATTTTAGGGTGTAGAACAACTGCACAATCGTCAATGTTAAGAGCATTTTCTCTTAAAGTTGAAAGTGCTTGGAAGATTGAAGCAGATGAAATAGCACCTGTACCATCTCCTAATGCACTTGAAAAGCCATCAAACAATGCAGTTAAATCTGCGTCTTGTTTTCTTGCTAGTGCTTCTCCAAACAATTTACCAATATCTCCAGCAACATTTCTTGGTGCTGAATTTCTTGCTAAGTCTGTTAGAGTAGTCATAACACCAACCTCTGATGCAGTAATAGTTACTGAACTAGGGTTGATTGCTGTGTTAGATAAGTCAGTTGCTTCTGCTACTGCTGATGCTGATACATTTGCATAAACAGGAACTTCAACTGCTTTTCCACCACCTGTGATCGCATAGTTTTTAACTAAGTTTCTCATGATGGATTTTTCAGAAGCTACGAATTGTGCTTCTGCTACTATCTCTGTGTATAGTTCCGATAGCGTAGAACTTGTGCTTTCGTTTGCCATTTTATTACCTATTAAGTTTATTTTGTTTAAATTAATCTCAACAGCACCTGAATCTCGTTTCTTCCTATATTCTGCATAGGCTTTACGATCTTCTGGCTTTGTTAAGTCCAAGTCCTGTAGGTTAAAAGGTTTAACAGTTTTACCACCAATAGCACTCTGGCTTCCTGAACCAGACAACGACCCTTGACGGAAATGTGGGTTGCTATCTAAGAACTCCTTAACTCGATCTTCAATTGTAAGTAGTTCTCCTTGTGCGTTATATCGTACATTAGAATTATTATCAACTACTTCTATTCTACCATCATCATTGTACTTAACTTCGTTTTTTAACAAAGCTACAACTTGTTGTGCATTGATAGATTTTTCTTTGTTAGCAATAGAAAGTATTGAATTATCTACTTTTTCTTTTTTGATTTGATCTTTAACTTTTGCAAGTTCTTGTTCTTTTTCAGATAATCTTTCTTGCATAATCTTTTCAAGATCAGATTTAGTTTTTGCTTCTTTTAACTGTTCTTGTTTTAAGATTTCTTGTTTTTGCTTTTCTTCTTCTTGAAGTTTTTTCTCATACTTATTTTTTTCTGCTTCAAGTCTTGTTTTGATTATGTTGTCTAATTGTTCTTGGGTAAAAGTATTTTGTTTTGTTTCTTCTACTTTTACTTCTTCTTTTGGTGTTTCAGTTGCAACTTCTGGTGCAACATTTGTTTGTTCTTCGGACATTGTTTTCTCCTAGTTATATTATTAGTTCGCCTTTGCTGTCATACCAATCAGGATTGACATAAGACCATTGATGACGACAATTATAACCACCTCGAACAATTAAAGGGTTTCCAGATTTTTTACCTTTCCAACTTCTACTTGTCCAAAGTGCATTGACTTCATCAACTGTGAAAAGTCCACTTTTCCTCTTGTTATATACTCCATTAATTATATTTCTGCAATGATCTCTAGTGGTAGGTATTACATCTCCATAATATTTAACAAAAGTTAAACCAGCGTCTTGAGATTTATTAAAGTTTAAGGTTGCATCAAAATCTCTTAGTGAATCATTAAGTATTTGACCAGCATATCTTTTCATATTTTCTCCAGCCCTATCTCTAGCAAATTTAGATTGTAATGTTTGAACAGACTTATCAACTTCTGCTTGTTTAGACTTATCAGAATTTATTTCTATTTATATAAGTAATCAATCTAGTTATTTCTGGGTCATCTGCACTTGCATAAATACCATTGATTGTTTGTCTTAGTTCTTTTTCTAATACTGCAAACTCGCTACCAACTAATGTGTTTTGATAAACCTTTTCTGATAGTCGTCTTGTAAATGTATTAGATACATCTTTAAACTGAGTAAAGTATTGTTGCTTTAAATTTTGTACTAATGCTAGATCGCCTTTAGTTAATTCTTGAAACTCTGGTGGTATATTACCAATTAACTTAAATGCTTTTTCAATTCGTTTAGCTTGTTTATTAAAACCCTCTCTAACAACTGTATCTGACCATTTAAGATATTCTCTTTCAAGAATAGCTTTTATCTGTGGTCTTATTGCTATAGCTGATTGTAGTTCAATTAACTTACCATCTGTTAAAGGTAATCTACTAGCAAGAGATACTACTTCTCGTTCTATTCTATCTAATGTTGCAATTAATGTTTTATAATATTCAGCTTCAGCTAAGTTCTATTTGCTTGATTCGATATAATGTTGCTTTTTTAACTTTATCTGCCATTTGTTCTAATTTTGTTCTACTAAAAGTTTAGCATTTACTAGGTTTTAATTTATTTGACCTTTATATCAATTTTTACTAATATTTATATATAAAAAAGGAGAGAGCATGAACAAACAAAAAATCAAAACTAAATACGAAAAAACTTGGGATGCACATAATGTTCAAGTAATTTTGAATGGTGTTAAATTTCCAAAAGAAAGAGGCGAATGGTATAGACCATCTGCTGAAACTGAAAGTGATGCAAAAGCTAAAGCTACTGAATGGGCTATTGCAGAATCTAATGGTAAATATCTTTCTTCTGGTGGAATGATTTACAATTCAAAAAAAGAATTTTTAGATTTAATAAATAATTAATTAATAAACTAATGAAAGAGGCGATCTTTATGGTCGCCTTTTTTATATCTGCTCTTGCTCTACTTCTTGATCTTCTTGTGCTGGTTCGTCTTGTGTGAACTGACCTACTTCTGCTTGCTTGGTCTATCTCATCAAATATTTCATTTAGTTTATTATCATCATCAACAACTGCTCTAGCTATTTCTTTATCAACTTCTTTAGCAAAAGTTGGAGAGCCAATGTTTAATGCTTTAGCTTGTTGGAAGTACATAAGATCACTTGCGTAATCTCTAATGTTAAATGAATCTGGATAATTAATTTCTCCATCAAATGTAGCATCTTGGAATAAAGCATATAGTCTAAATAGTTGTTCTTCTGCTATTTGTAAGTTGTCAGCTTTCTCAGATAGTCTAGCATTTAATAATTCAAATTCTGTTTGTAGTGCAACACCAGATGTTATTCCTGTCTTTTGAGTTCTAACAGCACCCGTATGTGCAATTCTGTTTATAGAATTTACTTTGCTGTTTATAGACTCCATAATAGCTTGTAAGTTTTGGCCAGATGGTTGAAGTAAATATGGTTTTAAGTTTGGCTCAAGTTCATCAGGCATTTCTATTACTGCACCAGCACCAGCACTAGCATTTACACTTGGAGTTTTAACTAATGATGGGTGGTTAGTTAATCTGATTAATTGTTCCATTTCAGAGTATTCGTTGTAAATAGATTTTTGTAGATCAGCAATATCAGTTAAATCTGATTGACCTATTCCTCTTTTGTGTGATTTAGCATTGTATAAAATAACTGCTGGTATTTTACCAATCATGTTTGGAACACTATCTATCAATCTAGGCTCTGATCTTTCTTCCATGTAAATAGTATCTATTCGATCTGGATACCAAATTCTCATGTAAGTTCCACCATTTCTATCTACTTCTTCTCTAACTTTTAAATAGTTTAATTCATACTTACCATTAACTTGTCTTTCAAAGTTCCAATCTAAAACATTCTCAGGAGTAACGATTGATAAGTATGGTCTAATATCTTGATCTAATTCTTCGGCTCTAGTGTTTGTAGTTACATTAGGTTTATCTAACATTAAAAAACAATGACCATAAATAGACGCATAGTTTTGAGCCTGTTTAATTACAGAGTTTAAATTGTTACCCTCAAGGTCAGCATCTTTTAAGAATGATTCTAAACTAGGTTCATCTTGCATAGAACCAAAATCTCTACTTGGTCTAACTCTAAAAAGGAATGATGAATAAATTTGAATAATATTTTTACAATGGTTATCGCATGGAGTGTTAGCTAGTCTTTGATTGAACTCGTTATCTAATTCTAAATTATATCTGTTTAGGTATTGGCCTATCATGTAATCATAGCCACCATTGTATGATCTAATATAATACTCCCAATTATTAATTGTTTCGGAGTAGTCTTTGTGGGTGTCTAATGCTTGATCTCTAGTGTATGCCATAAATTACTTCATTGTCCATCTTGTAGGAGAATTAAATCTTGCCTGAGTAGTTAATGGTTTTAAATAATCAATCATATAGCCCAAAGCATCATTCATATGATCGAATCCATCTTCCTTATCAGGAATATTTGTATTCTCTTTGTATATTTGCCTTTGTAACCCTTTTATCAGCGTTTTGCAAGAATGTGAAACAAAAATGTGTCTTTCGCCATTAGAATCTTTGAGCCTACTATTCACAGCATTGACTCTATCTCGTATAGCTGGGTGTTTATGTTTAACCTTAACTTTAAATCCAGCGTTTTGTAAAATAGATAAATCAGTTCTCCCACCAGCAGATGTTTTTCTTTGTTTAGATGCTGGGTCAGGATATATAAATATTTGCATTTTAGTTCCGTAACGATCTCTAAGTTCTTGCACCATTTCATCAGTATTACTTCCATAAATGATAACCTCATCTACAAAATAAACTTTATCTTTTTCTATTTGCCCAACACAGGCTGACATAGGGTCAACATTAAAGTCCATTCCAATATGTAAAGGTTTCTCCCAATCTATCTGTCGTTTAACAACATTATCTACAGGGTGGAAGTTATAATAAACACTACCAGCATAGTTCTCAAATGTACCCTCAAACTCTTGTCTAAAAGTTCTAATATCAATATCTTGTTTAGCTTGTTCTATTTCCTCAGCAGATACCATACCACCTTGAATAGTTGTATATTGAAAAGACTCCCAATCGTTATCTTGCTTACCTTTTAAATATAATTCATAAGACCAATTACCATATCCCTTTGGAGTTCCACAAAATAGTACATGGCCTAATCTGTCAGATATACTAGCTCTCAAGACCTCATACCAAGTTCGCTTATCTATATCTGCAAACTCATCTAAGATTAAAAAGTCTAATCCTGTACCTCTAAGTGAATCATAATTATCAGCACCCTTTAGTGAGATTGTACTATTCGATTGTCTTATCGTAATAGTCATTGTTGTTTCGTTTATATCCTCAATCCAATTAAACTGATTAAGCATTTCTTTGAGTGTTCCCCAGACGATCTCTTTAGCCATTTTAAATGTAGGTGCTACATACCAAATTCTTCTATTTGGCTGACACGCATATTTCATCATCTCAGTTACAGCTAAATAAGTTTTACCAAATCTACGACCTGATATTAAAACTCTAAACCTTGATTTACTTGATGATACTTTAAGTTGTGGTTTTGTCAGAGTTATTTTCATTACAAAAGTAAGATATGTATAATTTTTCCTCGTTAAATTTTTGTTCAAATTCGTTAGTTACATTTATAGTAACTGATGCACCAGCTTTAGTGCAATCTGTCCAAGTGTCAAACTTTATAGGGTGTACTGCTGGTGTATTACAGAATCCTGTTATGGCAGAGCAGATAGTATAAGCTAAAACGAATTTCATTTGTCAGATACTATCTTTTTAATTGACTTACTTCCATCTATATTTTCTTCTAATTCAGCTTGTACTTTGCCACACTTATATTCAATGTTATCTCCTGTGTTTGTTCTTTCAGCAAGTCTTTTACCTTTAAACAATCTGACATTTTATCTTGGATTCTATGTTCTTGTAGTTCTCCAGCTACAAACATACACAAAGCAACGACACTACTAATGATTGTTTCCATTTGCTCTTACCTTATCTTTTAGTTCTTCAATATCTTCTAATGCTTTTTCTAACTGTGCCTCTATGTGATCTAACATAACTTGAGTGTGAATATTTTTATCTAAAAGTTCTTGGTGCTTTTCTACTGTTTCGTATAAATCTTCCAATAAAAGATATTGCTCTTTATCAGTTGTAGTTTGTTCAGACTTTTTAAGTAGATCAGAGTTCATTAATTCTCTAGATGTTTCTAAACTTGTTAATCTTGCAGTAACTTCTGTATAGGCAAAGATACCCATAGCAACTCCTACAATTATTCCAACCATGTTTTTGATTGGCATAGCTACAGATGTGTTCTCAGATATTTTCATAGTGGTTTCATACAAAGTGCTAAAAATACAAATCCTAAAATCAATACTCCTGTAAAATAATAATTCATAATCCTACCCATATTATTTAGCAACCTTGCCTTTGTTAATACCTTTTTTAATTACATACTGTTGAGTGCCATTTGCACCATGATTTACTTCTTGTTTTAAATTCTTAAATATATTCATTTCCTTTAGCTTCTTCTCAGCGTGTTTCTTAAACGATTCTAAAACTTTAGTATCTCTCATTTCTTTTTCTTTTTCTTTTTAAGTCTAGGGTCATCAGATATAAACCTATCAAATAAATAACCCATAAAGTTATCTACCATTCCAAAGACTCTGTAAATTATATTATCAATCATACTTTGAATCCTTTTTGCCATGCTCTGATACTCCAATATGCTGGAGATAGAGTCTTTTGGCCTCTTACCTTTTTAAGAACTCCACCCATACGAGCCATGAATGATCTTTTCCTTGCTGGAATATGTTTCTTTATAGACATTTCTTTAGAGCCAAAATTAACCTTTTTAACTCTCCCAGATGATTTGTCTTTTACAAATACTTTAAATTTCTTAACATCTCCACGCATGGGTTTGTTAAGTTTAACAGTTTTATTTTTGTATTTAGCCATATGGCATAAATATCACAAAACTATCTCTTAAAATACCTTTTTCTCCATTCGTGGCAAACATAAGTATCTTTAACTCCCTTAGCACCCCACCTACCACAGAATGATCTTTTGTTAGAGTATAATCCACAATCTCCACATGAAGCACCCTTTAATGCTTTAGTAAATGATTGTGGTAGAGAATAATCTATGATCTCTCCACTAGGATAAAAGTTACTTCGTTTCTGTTCCATTCTCTACTAACTTTCTTAAATCTTTTGCTATTGCTAATGCTTTGTTTAATTTTCGTAAAGCAATATCTCTTTGAATCTTTACTTGCTCTAACTCAGATTTTAACTGTGATTTTTCTTCTCTTAATTTTAAAAATGTATTCTCTCCGATTAGTTCACTCATATTATCTTCCTTGTCCTTTATATCGTTTTTGTTTTTGTTGTCGTTTTTCTTGTTTGTTTTTATTTTTCTTATGTTTTCCAGCACCTCGTTTTGGTGGTTTATCTCTTGGTATGAAGTGCGTGAATTTTTGTTTAGCCATCTACATCTTCTGCTTTAGCATCTATAACCAATGGTAAAGGCTCGTTAATGTTTTCAGTTTGAGTTCTATCTTTCATTCCTAGATAGTTTTTACTTAACCAAATCTGCATATGGGTATTATCTTTTTTAACTGCCTTATCCCACATCTTCTTTCTTAAACTAGCTTTACCTTTTTCTTTAAACTGTTCTATAATATCTGCATAATTTCTTTTGAGTGTTTTAGCTGATATATTTAACACACTTGCTATTTCATAGTCAGGACAGCCAATAGAGGCTAAATTCTTTAGGATTTCTATATCGACCACTATTCTAGGTCTTCCAGCACCCTGTCTTTTTTCTGTCTTATTTGCCTTAATTTTGTCCATTTTCTAACTCTGCCTTTTTCCCTGTAAAGTTTTCCCATCTTTTAATAATAACATCACAATATTTAGGGTCTAATTCCATACCATAACATATTCTATCCATTTTTTCACAAGCAATTATAGTGCTACCAGAACCTAAAAATCCATCATAAACAGTTTTTTTATCTTTTTGATCTTCTAGTGCCATAGTAATTAATTCAACAGGCTTCATAGTGGGATGTAATGTATTTTTTTTTCTTTTAAGATTCCAGACATCTCCTCTTAATGTTTTTTGACCACCAAAATCTCCATAATAATAAATAATTTCATGTTGTTTAAAATATTTATCTAAATGTTGTGCTGGATTAACTTTATCCCATATAATCATCGCTTTAGGTTTTCTAGCTATTTTAATCATAGCTTCTCTGAATAAATGAGCATACTGCCAACTACAACAAACATACATAGTTTCACAACCCAATAAAGAAGAAGTTAAAAAATCTACAAAAGACTCATCGTCCATTTTATCGTTTTTAATTTTTCTTTTATCTTTAACTCCTTGATAATCTATGTTGTAGGGTGGGTCAGTAAAAACCATATCTATTTTTTCTTTCTTAGTAAGTAAATCTATATTATCAATAAAAGTGCAATCTCCACACATAACTCTATGATTACCAAGTTTCCAAATATTTCCTAATTTAGTTATAGGTTCTTCAGGTGCTTCAGGCACTTCATCTTCATCAGTTAAACCTTGTTTTTCCTCAAATAACATATCGTTTAGCTGATCTTCATTAAAACCTAATAAATCTAATTTAAAGTCTTTAGCTTCTAGTTCTTTTATTTCCATTTTAAGTAATTCGCTATCCCACTCAGATTCTTCAGCAGTTCTATTATCAGCAATTCTATATGCGTTTATCTGTTCAGGTGTAAGATTATCAGCAATAGTTATTGGTACTTCTTTTAGGCCCAATTTTTTAGATGCTCGGTATCTAGTATGGCCCACAACAATAATTCTATCTTTATCAACTACTATAGGCTGTCTAAAACCATATTCTTTTAAAGACATAGCAACCTTTTCTATAGCTGAGTCTTTTAATTTTCTCGGATTGTTCTCATAAGGTTTTATAGTGTTTATATCGGCTGTTTCTATTTTCATATTATCCTCTTAATAATTTAGTTAATAGTATCCATAATCTTGGGTTTTGTTTAAATATCTTAGTAAAGCCATTTCCTATCTCTATTGCCATTGGTTCTTCTCCCATAGTTCTAAATTTAATTTTAGATAAATGTGCAATTAAATGGAATATCTCGTGAATTATTGTGTTAAAGAGTCTTTTGCCTTTTATTCTGCTATCCAACACGATTATTTTCTTCTCGGTTTCGTAATATCCATCAAGATTTTTAAGTGGTCTAAAATGCACCTTAATTTTCTTTCTCCCATACAAAATGTGTTCTAATTGTGGCATTAATGTTTTTTAGAATTATCACTTTCCACAATCGCTTTGTAAAATTCAAGTTGCATCTTTAACCTTTTATTTTCAATAGACAGATTAATCAATCTTTTTCTGACATATTTGAATATTCTTAATATCGCACTCATTGGTATTCTTTCAGAGGCTCATCTTTCCATTTATGTTTTAGATATTTTTTAGAGTCTTTGAGCAAGATAGTATATTCTCCCCATTCCCCAATTTTCTTATATTCTTCCTTGCTAGACTTCTTTGGAGATATATTAGATTGTAGTGTATTAGTATTGTTTATTAGATATGCGTGGTCGTTGGTGAGTTGTTGGTTATCCACAGGGTCAACATATTGAAATTTATCGTAATTAAGCACAGAAATTATAGTTATTTTGCTAAACTTAAAATCTTTCGTTGGTTTCAATGTGGTGAGTCGGTGGTTTATCATGCCTCGTCTTTTCAACCTTAAAATGAAAGTTCGCATAGCGGTATAAGGTATATTCCAAATCTTAGCATTTTTTCTTAAAGGAAATATTAACTCGCCTCGTTTTATAAATATTTCGTTATCTAAATATCTAGCTGTCTTATCTTTGTGACTAGCTGAACTTATCATGTAAAGCCAAATAGCTGACTCTACTAAATTTTTAAATACAGGGTGTTTCCAAACATCTCTATAAACTAAAAAATATCCTGACTTTCTACTTTGCATTTTTACTCTCTTTCTCGATCATCTCGATTAATTGTTTTTTTGAATATCTATTTAACAGAGTCTTAATTATATTTGTGGTCTTTTTTTGTTTTTCATAAACTCTAGCACGATTGCTAGATATTACTTCAAAGTGTTCATCTCTCATTTCAGCCATTGTTCTCTCCTTTTAGGTTAAAAAAATCATTTACTTGTTCTAAACTTTTAATTTCTTTTAGAGTCCTATGTAATAGTTCTGCCTCAGTTCCATACATAGCTTCAAACTGTCTTTTGGTGTTATGAATACTGAAAGCACCAACATGGTGGCTTGGACACAAAGGTATAACTTCATAGTGATTTGCTCTTTTTGAAAATCCAATGTTACCTTTACCATCTCCACGATTTCTAATGTGATGACAGATAGCTGGTTGCTGACAAATTAAACAGCCTAAACTAGCAACTAACTCTAAGTGTTTTTTTTCTTTAGCAGTAGCTACTTTTTTCTTTGCCATACGATTGCTTGTTTCCCATATTTAGTTTTTCTAGTCTTACCAGAATTTTCTATTAAGTTTAATTCTTGTAACTCATGCACTCTACCACAAACAGAACTTAAAGGCATATCTAACTCATCAGCTATTTCATAATTAGTTAGTGCGTTAAGTTTTATAAGATCATAAACTTGTTCTCTTTTAGTTTTAATCTTAGGCTTTATTGTGGCTAATGCTTCTTGGCTAGTCTTGGTGTAATTACAAGACTCGTAATCAGTATCAAATATATCTAGTTGTTTCATCTTAACTCCCTTATTCTTTTTAATTCGTTATTCCAAAATTCTACTTCTTTTTTATAGATTTCAGGAATATCAGTTCTTTCTATTCTTTTAAAAGATGCCCAACAAATATTACCTTTTGATTGACCATATTTCCAAAGACCTACTCCAATATGTTTTTGAAATACTTGTTGATCTTTTTTGTTTGTGATTGACTCTACACCTCTATGACAAAGTGGACATTTTATTTTTTTCATTTCTCTTTCTCTCTATTAGTGGCCGACCCAAAGTAGAGAGAGGACTCTGAGTCAGCCAAAGTATTTTTGTGATATGAAAATAAATACTTATCCTTACGGATAAATCTCTCTAACATTTTTTTATTTATAATCATATCTTTAATTGATTCGTTTTTTATATTTGATTTGTTTAAATTGCAAGAATTAAAACACAAGTTGTTAAAATAGTTAAAAAAGCTATATTTTATGCGATAAATTAGCTATTGCATAATGCAACCTATTTTTATAGATTATTCGTATGTTAAATAAATTAACTAACAACAAACAAGGAGAGAGTAAAATGGACGAACCAACATTAAAAGAAAAAATAAAATTGTTAGAGGAACTTAAAGACCTTATGGAACAATTAGAAAAAGTAGAACATAGAACTTGTTTTACTAATTATTTTTCAAATGATTTTAAAGATAAGTATTATGCAATGTCTAATGATATTGATTTTGAAATAAATTGGTTAGAAGATGAAGAAGTTAAACCAATTGAAAGTAAAGATATAAAAGTTAATGTTGATAGATTACAAAAACTTGGAATTATAAAAGAGGAGGCATAATGAAAAAAATAGCATACTACACTTTAGGTTTTATTTTTTCAGCTTTTTGTTTAACTGCAATCATGTTAGGTTGCTTACATATGTGGAGTATATAATGATTGTAAAAAAACAAAATCGTAAAAACTCAACAGTTCATACTTTAATACAAGGCGATAGATATTTTCAATTTACAGAATATTTTGAAGATTCTTACAGTTGCCTTTTTGATAAAAAAAGAAACAAACCAACTTTTAAAAAAGGTCATATTCATTTTAGTTATCTACTACCTAAAGATGAATGGATAATGGCTTCGCCTACTTGGTTTCCTGTTTCTAAAAAAATTACAAATCTTAAAGATGCAAAAAGGTTTGTTAAAAATAGGGAGTATCTATAATGAGAATACCAACTAACTCAACTTTTACAAAAGAGATGTCTAAAAGACTACAAAGAATAATTAACCCTCAAACTACATTAGAGGAGTTACAGAATTTACAGGAAGAAGTTAATATGATTAATCCTGTAGATACTTATTTGCAAAAGCAAGTAAGTCATTTGGAGAAAAACAATGAACCCAAAACAAATGTTCAAGGTTCAAGAACAACTAGACAAGAAAAAACAAATGGAGAAAGATTTGTTACAAAGGTTGTTAAAGAACAAAGAACAGCAGAAGAATTTGGCTTTTAGATTACATTTCTTAAAGTATCATCAGCCAATTTTATAGAGAGGAAAAAAAAACGATATGAAAAAAACAATACTTTTATGTGGGCTACTTGCCACCCTATTACAAGGCTGTGCTTATAAACCCATCATAGATACTGCTGGAAGATCAGGTACATTCGACAGCGATAGAGCAAATCTAATAACTGACGATCAATTACATTGTAAAACACTTGCAAAAGAAAACACTACTTTTGTTGGTAATATTTTATTTTGGTCAGTTAGTCCAACAATGGACACAAAATACGAGTCTATTGTTAGAAAATGTTTAACAAAGAGAGGTCATAGTGTACTTAACTAACAATAACCAAATAGGAATACCAATGCACAAAAGAACAAACACAACAATAGAAGAAGTAAATCAATCAATCCAAGAACTAACTTTACAATGGAATGTTAGTGAGCAAGACAATCTTAAAATAGCAACTTGTTTAATAGGATTGCAACTTAGAAAACTTAGATTGATGAGAGGTAAAACCCAATCAAGAGTCGCTAAAGCTGTAAATGTGACATTCCAACAAATACAGAAATATGAGAGAGGACAAAATGCAATTTCATTAAATATAGCTAAAAAATTATGCGAATATTTAGATGTATCTATTGACTATTTCATTAAACCAATGGAAGATAAGAACTTAACATTTTTAAAAAGGAGAGAAGCTAATGTATATCCGTTCAAAAAAAGATTTGTGGAAAACCAAGCGAATCAAAGCCATGAATAGAATAATAAGTAAAAGTAAAGCTAAGAAAGAAACTACAGAACACTATCTAGCAGAATATAATAGGGTATGTGTTTCTAACGCAGAAAATAAACAACAATATAAGGGAGAGAATAATGGCAATACATAAGTTAGAACATGGTCATACGATTGAGTTTAATGAAGAAAAGCATGTATATATTCATAACAACGAATATGTAGTTGGTATGAGTACACTACTTGGAAAGTTAGCGAGTCCAATGTTAGAGAATTGGAAGATTAGCCAACAAGTAAATGCTATCAAAACTGAAATGGAACGAGAGGGTATTCCAATCGACCAGATACAGAAGATAGTTACTAATGCTAAAGCTAATGCAAAAAAGTCAGGAGATAATATTTTAAATATAGGCTCTATGGTACATAAGTTTTGTGAGATGTGGCTTAAAGGAGAAAAATTTACCGACCCAAGCGACCCTGTAATATTAGGTTGCTTTGAAAAGTTTAAAAGGTTTTGGACAAAACATAAACTAAAAGTTATTGAGTCCGAAAAAGTTTTATATTCTGAACGAGGGTTCTGTGGAACTTTAGACTTAATTGCTAAAGACTCTGACAATAATCTTTGGCTCATAGATATAAAAACTTCTAAGGGTTTGTTTCTAAATATGGTTCATCAACTGCATGGATATAAGTTGGCCTATGAAGAACAAACAGGAAAGAAGATCAATAAGATGTATATAGTTAGACTCCCTAAAGATAGTGGAGATTTTGAGGCTAGACACATCTTATATAAAAAGGAACACTTAAAAGCATTTCTTGGATTATTGAGTTGTCATAAATCCGAACTAATGTTTAACGAGTCAGTACGAAAATATAATCAACTAAAAAAAGGAAAACAAAATGTACGAAAAAACTAAATTCGATAAGCCGTTCTGTGGGTTACAAATGAGATTATTCCCTACAGGAAATGTAAGCCCAAAGTATGAGTATTCTGGCGAGGCAAGTAAGGTTAAATTTACTTGTAGCTTAACCAAAAGAAAATATGGTTTATCACAAGTTAATGAATGGTTTAATACACCTGAGGTTCAAGAATATACTAAAGCTGGATATGTTTTAAAATATATGACTAAGACTCAGGAAATGCAAAACCCACCACAATATGCAAAGGGTAATCTTGAACAGATACTTTGTTTGATTATGGTTAAGCCATATAAACCTCAACCCAATGTAGATGGATTTAAGCCTGTAGGCCAAACTATGCCTAGATATACACCTCAACAAATGACAGAGGCTCAACCATCAGCACCAGATCATGCTATGCCTGTTGAGAAGATGTCAGATATGGATGATGAGATTCCGTTTTAATGGTTAAGCTATCTAAAACTCAAGAAGAACTTATTAGCGATTTCTTTAATCTTAAAAAAGATTTCGCTTTTAAGGTTGAGGAATTACAAGCTATGTATTTAGAAAATAAAGGATTACACAAAAAGATAGATGCTTTAGAAAAAGAAAATCATAGCTTTAAACAACAAATAAAACAATTAGAACAAGACGCTGAAGAAATGCTCTTGTATCCCTAAGGAGATAATTATGTTAATTTTTGGAAAATCAAAATCAGATTGGAAAGTATTAGAACTTCATTACAGACGAGAATGGATTTGCTTTGTAGTAGGATTTATATTAGGAGTTATATTGATATGAATTTAAGCGATCAATTATATAAAAAATTAGAAGATGCCTCTAATGATTGGGCTGAGTGGCAAAAGAAAACTATTATTTTAGATGAGGGTAGAAAAGCAGTTTTTTCTTCATGTGTGATTAAACATAAAAAGTTAGTTAAGACTATGAGTGAGGCAGAGCATGAAGCAAGAATAGATCCTGATTATAAAAATATAGTACAACAATATGCAGAAGCTGAAAAAGAATTAATTAAAGCTAGATATAGATATACAAATATTGATAGGTATGTCAGCTTAAAACAATCAGAGTTAAAAAGAGATTTAGCTTTGAACAATAAGGTTTAATGAATTCTACTAACGATATATTGATTTGCTCCCCATATATGAGTTTAGTAGATAGAGTGGTCAGCGAGAGTTGGCCACTTGTTAAAAAGAATTTTGGGAAGAATAACGATAGTTTATATAAACGGCTATCACTTTGAATTGACCCAAAATAGCTAGGGTAGTTTTGCTCTCTCTTTACTGCCCTAGTTTCTAGTAATATCTAAATCTTTTAAATTAGTTTTTTCTGTGATCGGAGTTTCTGTGTATTGATAATCTATTACTTCAACATCTTCGTGTCGTTCTAATTCATATAACGCATTTAACAATCTTGGTTTGTGAGGTTTCTGATCTACAAAACGAAACGCAACCCAATGATTATATTCTTTCCATTTTGAAGATACTTCAAACTCTACATCTATAATTACTGCGTCTATGTCCATTTGGACACTATACTATTTTTTACGCATGATGTCTGCACCTTTAAGACCATAGATTGCAGAAACTACTCCAATAAAAATAGCTTGATACCAATAAGGAAGCTGATTAAAATACTCAAAAAATAAATCTAGTTTATTACGAATTTCAACATCGTCAGAGAAGATAGACCAACCCAATATAAGAATAGGAATAGATATAAGAATAAGGACAAATTCGTCTTTGAAACCATTGTCATTACTTTCAATAACTTTTGCTTTATATTCAATTTCGCCTTTACTCATTTTCTCTGCATGAAGCATTTGAGCATCTGACATTAATTGTTTTGTTCGTTGTTTATTTTGGTAAATCTTAGCCCCTGTCTTTACACCCAACGATAATAAATTCAACCACATTTTAATTCCTTTGCTAGTTCACAATAATGAATTATTTTATCATATCTTTCTCTAGGATTCTCGCCTTTTTTATTCCTAACTGCATATTTAACTATATTACCATCTATAAAGTCTAAATTATGCGATACAATGAGTTCTATTGGCTGTATTTTACCTTTGTAATGGTTGCCACCTATTTGCTTGTCAGTAGCCCTCTCTGTGGCTCTCTGTGGCTTTAACTTAAACAATTTTACCTATCCAATCCCCTTTTTCGTCTAAAATCATAGGATAGAGCATAGGTTGTCCATTTATGATAGCCCCTGTACCAATTACAAATCTTAAACGAAAATTTTTTGAATACCCAAAAGCAAGACTCGATTGTTTTGTCAGACAACCACATTGTAAAGACCAAACTAAATTATCAGGATTGCTAAAATATTGTATGTTAAACTTGGAGTGGAAATGAAATTGGCAAACATTTTTTCCATACTGCATAGCTAATTTTAAACCATCTGCTGACATTCCATGCGTAAAATAACATTCTGAACCATCACTTAATTTAAGGTTTAAATCCTCTACCCATTTCCAACCATTATCCACTTCTAAAAATTCATTATATGATCTTAAATAGGCTCTAGGCATACCACTTTTTAATGCTCGTCTATAAATTAAAGATGAATGATTAGAATGTAATATAGTCATTTTAGGAAATATTTTTTTTAATTGCCAAATGTATTTTTTAGATTGTCTTAGTTCATCTCCAGCACTTGGCAAATCTACATCTGAATCCCAAAACGACAATCCATGCTGGTCTAATTCATCTCCCCCACATAAAATATAATCAGGTTTTATTTTTTTCTTTAATGCTTTTAAAAAATCAAATGCTTGTGGGTGGTGGTAAGGTATATGTAAATCCGATATACATAAAATTGATTTGTAACTCATGCAATTAATACTTGTACCTATTTTTAGGTGTTTGTAAAGGTTTAGACCCTATCTATCAAAAGCATAATTACATATGCCATAGAACTTATTAATGCACCAACAGAAATAAGCATTATCTTTTCAATTCTATTTATTTGTGATTGTAGATCGTGAATTTTATCGTGTGTTGCTTTTTGCATAATACGACAAAGTTTTTCGTGAGATTCTATTTTTTGTAATGCAGTTCTATCACTCATTTTTTTTTCTTTCTTCTTAAATCTGTATCATGTTTTCTGCTTCCTCTTAAATAAGAATTTACTCTGGCCATTGCCCATCCTGACATTGGTATTTTTGGTCTTGAACCAGATGATAGCCAAGCACCTTGTCCTCTACGATAAACTTTCTTTAATTGTCCTAATGTAATATTTTTTCTGTTCTTTGCTTTTGCTCTAAGTGTAGAAATAACTTGAGCAGATAATGGTTTTCTTCTTACAGCCATTACTTAACTCTCGCTTTAAACATTGATAAAGGAATAGTAGCACCAGATTTATATAGACCTGACATTTTCTTTAATAGCTTTGATCTTGATGATCGCTTTTTACCCTTTAGTCCAGATAGGTACTTCTTAGGTATTTTAGTCTTTTTATCTTTTGCTACTTTCCTTTTTTTCATTACTTCTTCTTTTTTTTAGTTTTTTTCTTTTTCTTCATTGGTGGTCTGCCTCTTTTAGACCCATAAGTTCCTTTTCCCATTGGCATGATAAACTCCTATTAGTTAGTTAGTTTTCCACCTGACCATTTTGCTTCAGGTAATCCATTAGTATATGATTTGCCATCAAATGTTAATACTTGTTTTCTATTTGAGCCATCTGAATATGATACATGAACCCACCCTGATGATGGTTCTCCTGTGTAGTATTCTAAAATTAATTGGTCAAAATCGCAGTTATTAGAAATGTAAATTGCGATAGCGAGATTAGATACACCAGCTATTTCAAAATCTACTGCTTGTCCTTTTGCGTGTTGTGATGTTTTTTTACTTCCTATTGCTTCGCATAGTTCCTCTGATCTAAAACCAGATGTAATTGTAACAGGCTTATCATCAAATTTAGTACGAACTTTCTCTAATATCTCATAACAAATATCGCCTAAGTTTTTAATCTCTCCAGCACCAGCTTTATTTTTAATACCAAGCCTAATAGCAGTAGAACTTTTTTCCATCTCCTCAAGGCTAAAATTTTTAGAAAGTTTCATAATTACCTCGCAGTTGTTGGGATTCCTGTAGATGTAACAAATGGATTTTCAGCAAACGCCATGTAGATGTATGTTTCACCAGAATTATTCAAATCAGTATCTGTATTTCTCATTTTAAAACCATTTGAGAGCATATCCCATGGTTGAGCATCTTCTTCTGCACCACCTCCATTTGCATATAAAGTTTTAACAGCAGGATTATATGTATCTCTTTTATTATCTCTCATAAACCATTGACCTGAACTTGTAGAATCTTTAACCATAACAAAAGCTGGTTTAAATCCGAGATGAATGTAGCTTCCGTCACTCGAACCATTTCCAACATAGTTTCCGAATTTAGAAAACGATTTGACTTCGCTAAAACAATAAGCCACAAAAGTATTACCACTTCCATTAATATCTCCAGCAGTATCTACTGTAAATACAGAAGATGTTGGTTCTGTGTTCGCAAAATATGGTTCATATGCACTTGCAGCACCAGTTCCATTTAAAGATAAATATTTTGTTGCACCTGTTTTATTATGATAAACTATCCAATCTGATGATGAATTTGTTCTTTTAAAAATTATCATTTTAGGTACAGCTCCTAATCCATGACCAACAGTTTGATTTGCAGAGCCATTACCTGTATATTGAACAATACTAAATCCACTTGTTGTATTAGCACTAACAGTTGAGGTTATGCTTCCATTTGTGTTTGATGATGCTGTGCCACCAGCTTTCCATGACCAACCTACCCAATTTGTTGTAGGGCCTGTACTGTTTAATCCAGAATCTATTGTGTAACCAGTTGATGTAAATGCTGTAACTTCAGATGAAGCTGTATCTTCTGCATTTGTTCCATTACTTCTTAATCTTTTAGTAGCACCTCTGACACTATCAAATAATCTGTGTATATAAGCTTGATTTCTTGATTTTATCCAAACCCAATCTGTTGCATGAGTTGTTGTAATACTTCTTGGATTACTGTCATCTGCTGACCACAAATTAGTATTAAAATAATCTGTTGGTTTATCTAGTCCGTTAGTGTAACTCATTATCCATACTCCGCTAAGTTTTTTGTGTTAAGTGCATAATATCCACTAGGTACTGCATATTCAAAGTTTCCATAGCCATTACCATCACTATTTCCTGATGAGATTGTGAATGTTGGGTTGCCAAAGTTTGTAGTCATTGTAAATGCAGAACCACCTGCTTGACCAACAATCCAAGGTAAATAAACTTGTTCTGATGGAAAACCATCTGATGAACTTGTACCAGAAAAAGCCGAATTGGTTGTTGTACCAGCTTCTATTTCAGATTGAGTTGCTGAATTTTGCCATGCTCCATTTTTAGAAAACCATATTGCATTATTATCTAAATCTAATGCAATTCCAATTATATCATTATTTGAAAAAGTACTTCCATAAGAACTTCCACCTGATGATGCGTTATAAACTTTGTTTCCATCATTTGTGTAATACATAGATGGTGTTCCTGTTGCACCAGAAGTTGAAGTTAAATCACTATTAGCAGATTTTATTCCTATGTAATGAGTATTTCCTGAATTTATTATTTTATGTTCCCAATACCATTTTCCTTTAGATACACCAAAAGTTCCACCAGCATTATCTTGACTTCCATTTCCAAAAGATAAATCTAAATTACCTTGTGAATATCCTGTTCCAGAATCTATCAAAGGATTTGATGTTGCATAGTTTAAGGTACAAGTATCAGTAGTTTGATCTATGCTAGTTAAATTATTTACAGTAAAGTTATTTCCATTTCCTGATACATCTGCACCTAGACTACCAGAGTTTTCAAAGTCTAAATAGAATCCATTTGTGCCAAAGGTTAAACCAGATACATCTTTTGGTTTCCATATTCCACTATCTTCGTCAAATTCTCCAAAATCTCCTGCACCTGTGTGTGCAACTCCGTCTTGAAAAACTACTTCTGCCATATAGCCATCCCATTCATTATCACTTAAGCCAGTATTAGTTCCACCTAAATAATGTTTTACATTATCGTTAATCCCTCCGTCATAATTTTGATCATAATTAGTTCTATATGTAAAACTAGTTACTTCTGTTCCATTAACCCACAATCTATTTCTATTATTTGCTGTACTTAATGTTGTGTCTATTGAAACTAAAATGTGCATCCAAGCTAAAGGATCTCTATAAACTGCATCAGTTTGTAAATAACATGCTGTTCCTCCACTTACTGATTGATAATAAACAAGATTACTATTATTATTAAACATTATACGACTAAAAGTATTACTAGAAGTTCCTACAGCAAAAAGATTTGGCTGACCAGTAAACTCAATTCCTCTTTTAATCCAACCACTCCAACTCCATTTTTTTTGATTACCAGCACTTCCATAAGTAATGTGCATGTGTGCATCACTTCCACTATCAAATCTACATGAGTTAGCTACATCGAAGCCTGTATCTTTTATGGAGTTAGTTCCAAGTATTAATGGCATTTAAATCTCCTTTGGAAATTCAGCTAATGGTCTTTCAATTACAGGGTTTTCTTCTGTTCCTGTATTTACATATTCATAAAGAGTTTTTAGTTCATCAACAGTAGTACAGTTATCTATTTGAGTTTCCATTTCATTAGATTTAGTTCTAACATCTGCTCTAAAAGATAATATATTTGCTGGAACATCATAGTCAGCTACCTCAGTTGATTTAACTACATACCAATCAGTAGGTGCTAATAATCCTGATGCTTGTTGTTTAACTATTCTTTTCTTTTCAGTTTTTAAACCATAGTTAATTACTTGAACTCCATCTTCTATAATATTATTACCATCTTCATCTACTGCGTTTTCATCATTTAATCTTTTAGCAGTTGCAGTTCCCCAAGATTTAGTAACTTGACCATCTGCAAAATTATATTGTTCGTTAGTGTTAATGTAATATGCTTCGTCTTTGTAATTAGTTGAATCAGTTATAACTTCATAAACACCTATCGCATTTAATTCTGACTCTGACCACAACTGAAATATTTTAGCTGGGTATCTTACATCTCCAATCACTACTGATTTAGGATAATTAATGTATTGTGTAATATTATTATCTTCTACTATTGCGTACATATTTTAACTTTCACTTAAATTTAATGTTCTACCTACTTCTTGCCATACAGCACCATTATATTTGAAAACTAAAATATCAGTTTTACCATCTGTTGAAGTAAATGTTGGTGCTGTGCTTCCAGCAAATTCAAATACAGTATTAAAAGCTATTGTGTGTGAACCATTGTAATTAATTTCAACACAAATAAAAGCACCCTCAACTGCATTAGTAGGTGCAGAGAATGTAGTGTTTTCTGATGTTAGATGATATGCGTTTGGTTTAGCTTGAGTATCCCAAGCAACAGCATTTGATGATGAAGTTAATGCTTGTTGTGGAATGTAAGCTAGATCGTTAAATTTAATTGTTCCTGTGCCATTTGTTGTAAATTGAATATGACCATTAGCACCATCTTCTAAAGTTATGTTTCCAGCATTAGTGCCATTGTTTGTATTAAGAATTAAATCTCCTGTACCTTGTGTTGTTAGAGTTGCGTTAGCATTGTTATCGCCAATTTGTACTGTATCAGCACTTAAATTTACATCTCCTGTTCCATTAGGAATAATATCTATATCTGCATTTGATGTTGAAACAATATCGTTTCCATTAACATCTAAATTTCCACCAAGTTGAGGAGAAGTATCTCCTAATAAATCTGCACTAACTGTACTATCTAACCAATTAACTGTGTTTGCTGAATGGTCTAAAGTTGCAAGTGATATATCTCCAGCACCATCATAGTATTTAAGAGTAGGAGTGGTTGCTGATGTAGTGTCTAGCCAAATAGTACCAGCTACAGCAGAACTTGGTCTTGAAGTTCCTGAATTAGATGAATTAATAGCACCTAGAACATTGTTTAGATCAGTTCTAAAAGCTGGGAATGATTGGTTCGCTATATCGTAATCGTGTTGTGACATAATTGTTTTATACTCCTTTTAAAAGCCTTTTGCAATAAAATCAAATGTTTTTGATATTGCTGTATTACTTGAATTTTTAAATGTTACATCAAATCCATTAATAGTTTTATTTTCTACAAGAAAGAAATCTCCTGTGGCCATTCCTTGTCCTGTAATTCCAATTGCATAATTAACAGTTTTATATGGATTTGTAAATGTTACAGTTTTAGTTCCAGCACCAGAAACTATATCGTTTCCACTAAATATTCTATCAGGCATATCAATCGTTACTGTTACTGCTGAAACTCTAGGTGTAGAAGCACCATCTCTTGAAATTAAAACAACTCTAAATTTAAAGTATCTTGCTGTGTAATCTCCAATTACAAAGTTTTGGAAAGCTGTATAAGTTACATTATCATCACTTGTTGCAACTTCTATATGAGCATTTGCATTAGCTGGTGTATCTCCATCAAAGTTAGAAGAAGCAGAATCAAAATTACCTGATCTGTTATCAAATAAGTCGTCTGGGTTATCTGATGTTTGCGTTAATGATGCTGTAATTCTAGCTGTGTGTTTAGCACCTATATCAATTACATCTGCGAATAGATAATTACCACTTGCAAAGAAGTCAGCATTAGCAACACCAGAATCAAAAAATCTAGTTGTTTCAGAATCAAAGTTCCCTGACGCACTATCAAATAATTCAGAAGAATCTAATTCAATAGCATCATCTGTGATTACAGTATTAGTTAAAGTTCCATCAAAATCTGGGTGTTCTGATTGTGTTGAAATAGTATTAAAATTAGCAACTCCTGTTACATTAGAAATAATTGCTGTAGCATTTGAACTAAAGTTTCCTAGCTTATCAACAGCTTTTAAAAGATAAGTTCCAGCCCTAGCTGGTACAGATATTGAAGTTGCTGGTCTTGATACTTTTTCTACTAATGCTACTGAGTTTTGCCAATCAGCAGTTCCATCAGTTTCTTCACTAAATCTTAAATTATAATATGCTAAATCAAGATCTGGTATTTGTGTCCATGATAAGTGAGCCTCTTGACCTACAATATTACAAGCAAAATCTTCTACATCACTAGGTGGTTCAATAGCACCAACGATTGTTCTTTGTGCAGATACATAAGTTGACGAAACACCTAAACTATTTACAGCTTTAACTCTTACATCATAAGTAGATTGGTCAATTACATTTAAAACTCTGTGGTTTAATCCTGAGCCTTGTGCATAAATAATAAAATCTGAATCTGTACTTTTTTTGTACTCTACTTGGTAATAATCAATAAAGCTATCGGGAGAAGCACCTATTGATACATCTAAAGCTACAATTACAGTTCCATCATTATATTCAATTAATGTATCATCTAAACTAACACTTGCTGGTGGCTGGATTGTAAATGGATTAGGTAAATTAGTTGATGGTGTTGCTGTCGCTTGTGTTTTTGTAGCCCAAGTATAATGACTATCTTGGTGTTCAACTAAAGATAAACCAACAGTAAAATCTTCATTAAAAGTTATTCCAAGAACTCTAAAAGGTTTAGCAGAGAATCCTAAAGAAGAATGTGTAATATTAACTATATCTCCTATGGCTAAATCATAAGCATCTAAACTAACTGTAATTCCTAAAGATAATGCTTCTCTACTTCTTCTAAGTATTACTTCTGCCATTTCTTCTGCTTGATATTGGCTTGTAATTGTACTGAATGAAAATCTACCCTCTAATAAGAATCCACCATCAGCAGTTTTCATTGTTGCGTGTTGATCTGCACTTGGTAATCCTGAATCGTCAATAGGTGGCCATTGAATTTCATTAACTTGATAATTTCTATCTGGGTCAACAAAGCCAACTATAACTCTATTATATTTTTCGTTTTTATCAGGAGTTGTTAAACTATATCCACCTATAATATCATCTTCTGTTAATGTGATACTTGCTGTTCCTGTTGTTTCAATAACTAAACTATATTTACCAGCACTATATGGAAGATAGCCTCTGCAACCTTTTATAATTTCTCTAACATTAGTTAAGATATTTTTTGAGGTATCTAATGCAGTATTTGTGTCAAAAATATTTATATCACTACCACCTGAATATGGGGTTACTTGTGTTGTACAAACAACTGAGGCATCATAAAAACTTTGTAAATCTATTTCGCTTGTTGTTAAACCTTTTCCATATCTAGTATTAGTTAAGTAATCTAATAAACACCATGCTGGATTTGTTGAATATGCTGGAGTTTGAGCAACTAAACTTGAATTATAAGATACAACTTTTTTACCTTGTATCTTTGCTTGTATTTTTGGAAGTCCAGCAAATGCGTCTGAGTTCCATTTTAATCTAATTGCTAAATAACAAAGACCAGATAATTTATGATTACTTCCCCATGATGATAATGTAGATAATAAAGATGATGCTGATTGACCATCAGTTCCATAATGAGGCTCTACTCTAATTAAACTTTCACTATCTTTATAAAAATTAGCATCTCCACTATCAACTTCAACTGCTGTACCATCTGAAAAACTAGATGCAAATGTTACAACTTTATCATCTACTCTTATTTCTTCTATATCGTTAATCTCTCCCTCTGCCATAACGATAGCCATGTATAAGTAAGTATTATCTGTACCAGAAGTTTCCATAAATACTCTAGTTCCCCCTGTAAGTCTTTCTCCATAAATTACAGGAATATTTGCGTCATTAGATTGTTTATTAACTAATAATCCTCTTTCAAAATCATCAAATTGATTAGTTCCAAAATCTTCCATTTCAGGAACTTTTGGTCTTAATATCCAAGATAAAAATAGACTAATACCTAAAGCAACAAAAGGATTAATTGGTATTTTTAAAATTTTAACTACAGGAGAGAAAACTTTTCCTACAACATCTTTCCAACCCATTATGCTTTACCCCACTTAATATCTAATACAGTTTGAGAACTAAAATCCATTCCAACATCTGTACTAAAAAATCTTTGTTGTGATACATTATTTGTTTTTCGACCATTTTTTTTTTCAAAATCTGCCCAATGAGATACAACAGATAAATTAACTATACTATCTTTTTCTGATTCTTGTATTCCAAAGCTTTCTATATGACCTTTATATAAAAGAAATGGGTCAGCTATTAATGTGTTAGAATTATTTAAAAAACCTCTATAAATATCTACTGTGTCATTAGTTACATTTTCATTTAAAACTAAAGATATAAATGTTTGGTCTGCACCAGATAATGATAAACTTAAACTAGCCTTAGTTAAATCTGTTTGTTCAGTATGATTAGATATACCTAACACAAAATCACTAGCTGAATAAGTAACTGATGAACCTGAAACTGATGATGTTAGATCAAATGAGCAATCTGTTATATTAACAGGAGTAGCAAAGCCAATAGTTATAAGATGAACAGGGCGAATATCATTTGTCGCTAGTTTGTTTTTTATCGCTGTTGTTAGGCTTCTCGTCATATAGTTCGTAGTTAGTTTGAGTTACACTTTCTGTACCTTTTAACATAGTATATTCAAATTTGCTATTAGGTTTCTTGTATTCTTTAAGATCGTTAATAGTAGCATCTATTTCATCTTCATTGACAATAGCTTCAGCAATAAAATCGGCAGTTATCTTATGGGTTATTTTATATTTTTTCATTTATTAGAGTGCTTCTTCTACATCAAATTCAAATTGATATAAAGCATTACCATCTTTATCTGCACCAGCTACACCAAACTCTTGAACATCATTTGTTAAGTGAACTGTAAATGGAACATTATCAAAAGTTATATTTGATGAAGAAACTGCTGTAGTTAAAGGTGGCTCAATAGTTAGAGTTCCTGTTGAAATATCTGAACATCTGCTACAATCATATATACTTTATCATGACTAGCAAATTTTATAAAATCTCCTGACTTAAATGCGTGTGGATTATCATTGTGGTGTCCGTCCATAGCAATCGTTGTATCTCCTACTGCGTGAACACCATTAACTCTTACTGTATTTGTTTCATTACCTCTAGCATCTTCTACTTCTGGTGGGATTATAGTAAAGTTTTCTTTGCCTGATCTTTGTTTAACTATAAAGGCCATTAACTCTCCATAAACATCTGATCTAGTTGCTGTAACAATACGAACAGTAAAAGCCCATCTTTGATTGTCTATTTGTCTAGCAAGTTTCTTACCAGATACAGTTTTTGAGATAATAGTATTTTGAATAGACTTTATTCCTAAAGATTCAAACTTAGCAGTAGATATTGGAAAAGCACCTGACATTAGATTAAGTTTTTACTCCCTCTTTCATTAACTGCATTATTAATTAATTGTGTAATAGTTCCTCTTGATCTTACAAGTAATTCTTCAAAGCCAGAAGCATCTACTGTATTGATATTAAAATTAACTGTTGTAGCACCACCCCCTGTGCCTCTTGCTGATTGTGTAATTTGTCCTGTTGAGTTCGGTACAAACATTTCTGGCCCATTTTCTCCAACTACAATTGGTTGTCCTTTTGATACTGCACCACCTTTAGCCATACCAAAGGCTTTACTAAAAGAACCAAAAAATGAAGCACCTTGTAAAGCTATTTGTTTTCTTTTCTCATTTGTAATCATTTTTTCTATAGCTAATTCTACACCTTTTCTTGCAACAACTTCAATTAATGAACTTATTATATTTGCTAAAACATTTTGTGCCATACTTCTTAATGTATCTGATAATTTTTCTCCAAAAACAAATGCTCTTGCAAGACCCTCTGACATTTTTGTAATACCACTATTAATACCCTCTTTAATAGTAGTTGATACATTTGTAAATTTCTTTTCAAGATTTTTTAAAGCAGTTTCATTCATTTCTTGGAATGTTTCTTCTGTTTTTTTACTTGCATTAGCCATTTCAAACATATGATGATTAGACATAGATGTAAATTTAACTATTTCTTTTTGTTCTTCTTTTATTTTTTGAACATTATTTGCCATTTCAAACATATGATGATTTGATTCTGATAAAACACCATTTTTAATTTTTTCAAATTTAATAAAATCCTCAAGTTCTGATTTTTGTTTTCTTAAAGTTTTTAATTGATCTTCACTTAATTTATTATAATTTTCTACAATTATTGTTCCTTTATTTCTTACATCTATAAATTCTAATTCTTTTTTTAACCCATCTTCTAATTGTTTATTAATTTCTGCTAATCTTATTTTTGCTTCTTCAATATTGGCAACATCAATTAAACCACTTCCAATTCTTTCTTTTTTTAATAAATCACTAACTTTATCAATTACAAAACTTATTCCAGCTAATCCTACTGCACCTTTTTTACCCAATAAAAATGCTCCAATTATCCCAACTTCCCTTGCAAATTCTGGCATAGCCATAAATCCATCAAAAATACTTTTTAAACCTGAACCTATTTTATTTATTGTAGGAATTAAATCTTTACCTACTTGAACTACTCTTACCATTCCTTGTGCTAGGTTTTTGCCAACTGATGTTGCAATTCTATCTATATCTTTTGCATTATCTTCCAAAAATTTATCTAAATCTCCAAATTGTTTTTTTAGTTCTTCAAAAAATCCAGCTTCTAATAATACCTTTTTAAAATTAAATACTTTATCTCCTATCATTGATAAAGTACCCTCAAATGTTTGTGCTAATTCATCTGTTGCTTTACCAAATCTTCCACCCTTACCAAATACTTTTTCAAAGGCTTGTACTGTTTCTTCAATAGATACAGTTGCACCAGCTTTAAACCCAAGCATATTTCTAACACCTTTTTCTCTAAATATATCTGCTGAACCTATACCAGCACTAAATGATCTTTGTATTTGTTCTCCAGCAGTTCTAAAATCTAATCCTGTAACTGATGCAACATTCCCTGTTATCTCTAACATTTTTTGTAAGTCATCAGCATTGTCTGTAACTGTTGCAAGAATACCAGCACCAGCCTGTATTTCCTCAAGTGAAAAAGGAACTTTAGATGCAAATTTCGACATATTGTCAAATGCCTTTTGCACCCTCGTTTGTATCTTTAAGTAAGAACTTTAATCTAGTTCTTAAATTCTCTAATTGCTTTCCTGTATTAACTAAATTTCTAACAACAAGCCCAGCACCTAAACCTAAAAAGCATTTCTTAAATTAAATACAGAATTTTTTAATCTTCCTAAAGATTTTTGGACACCATTTAAAGCCTGTTTAGACTTATCTCGTGCTACAATATCTATATTGAGTTTTTGTGTCATTATTTAAACTTCCTTGCTTCTGCTAGTGATTGATTTGTTTTATACTGTTCTTGCTCTTTTTTCAAGTAAGCTAACCAAAGATTATAATGGCTAACAGGCATATCAAGAACTTGTTGGATTGTGATGTGTAATCTATCTGCTAATATTAAAAGCGACCTAACATCAGGGTCGCTATCTACTTTTTTTCAGCGTCCTCGTAATGAGTATCTAAAAGGATTTTATTGGCAACATCAGATATAATATTTGAATCTGCTTTTTTTCTAAGTGCAAATTTATCTTCTGGGCTAAAGGCTTTAATCATTTCGCCTTTATCATTCTTAACTAATAACTTCATTATAAGCAAATCAACAAGAACAGTTAAGTCTTGAAAATTACTAGACTTCTTAAAGATAATGTTTTTTTCTTCAAGGGTTAATGGCTCTGAATAGAATACACTAGCGTTACCATGCTCGTCTTTCCACTCCTCAACTTCAATAGTGATAGTTTTAAGAGTTTCAAAATGAGATTTAACTCTATCAATAACTGACATAAATTAGGATTATACAGTACCTATAGTTAAAGCACCTGTTCCTTGAAAAGTAACAGTTCTTGAAACGATTGCGTCCATTGAGTTATTAACTGACATTCCTGTAACAATTCCTGTACCAGCAAAACTTCTGTCGCCACTTGCATTACCCTCAGGTAATAAAATAAAAGCGATTGAAGAACCAGCAGTTAAACTTGTTTGTGGGCTATCTGTTTCGTCAAAGTGCATTTCTAATGTTCCAGAGAATGAAGTTCGACCAGCAACAAATGATTTAGTAGCATCTGTTAAAGCTGTATCTTCTACAACATCTCCTGTAGTTTCAAGTGTGAATGATGTTAGTTCCCCAACAGCAGTTCCACCAGCAGTAACTACGCCTTCTTTTCCGTGATGTGTTGCCATTTTTTGTCCTTGTTTGATTTAGTTTGTTTGTTTTCTTTTTCTTGCTTATAGCCTAAACTTAAAAAATGTTCAAGATTAGATTCATTAATAACTATCTCTGAATTACCTTTATATAATTTAATATCTTTAGCCATAAGTCCTTTTACAGTTTATCGTCTTCTTCGTCAATATCTTCTTCATCTTCTTCAAAATCTTCTTCAAAGTCATCTGATACATCTTCTTCTTCCCAAGTACCATCTTCATCTTCTAAAGAGTTTTCTCTAATTTCTTCTACTAAGTCTTTTACTTCCTCGCAAAGCATAGACTCTTTATCGTGTAACTTTTCTATCTGATCTATTTTCTTAGATATTTTATCTAATAGTTTTTCGTTTTTCATAATTTATCCTATGGTGTTCCAGCTTGATATTCGTACATACACCTAATTGTCATTCTTATTCCACCAACAGGAAATAAAGAACCCTCGTCAGTTTCTACTTGTATAACTTCTGTATCAAGTGCATTACCATTTCGAGTAATATCAGTTTCTAATGCAGTTTCAATAGCTGTAATTAATTCATTTCTTTTAGTATCTATATTGGCCTCTGCACCTTTAACAAATCCTAAGTATTACAAAATCAATAGTACCATGCCTAGTTTTAGCACCACTTCCTAATTCAGAGTCATCTCTGTTTTCTTCTGATGTTTGAACTATTACTGCTGGATATTGTTTATCTGATAATTCGTCTAATAAAAAAGGTTGTCTAGTAGCCTTTATAATATCTGGGCTAGATATAGCAGATATAACTGACAATAAATTAGATGCTATGTTTTCTCTTACACTCATATTCTTGCTTTCCTAAATTCCTTTGCAACAAATCTGTTAAATTGTTTTCTTATTATATTTGCTGTTCTATCATTAAATCCAAAAAATTCCCTCTTATTTTTTCCTAATACTTGATTAAATACTGCTCTTTGCCTCATCTGTGAATTACTAAAATTAACAGTAACTTTATTAGTTCCTGTTTTTCTAATAGTTCTACCAGATGGAGTTAATGCACCTAACATTCTACCAGAATAGAATAAATCTACTTTTGTTGACTTACCCTCTTTTTGTAATTTTTTTAAATAGCCTGATGAATATGGAACAAAAGGTACATCTCTAAAATCAATACCTTTTTGAGTCTTAGTTCTAATAATATCTAGTAATTGAAATCCAGCTTGTAGTATTCCTTTTTGGATTATACCTTTAAATCTTTTCTCTATTCTCTTAAATCTTTTTTCAACTAATTTAGAATTGGTTTTGATCTTTAAATCT